TGAGTTCAGGACAGGAGCCGTAATATCTTTTCCAATCGGACTCTGACTTAACTTTTCTAGATTTTCCTCTTGGTGTGCGGAAAGACCAGAAATACTTTCTACCAATATAACTACGACCAGTTTTATTACAGTGAATATGATAAACGAAACCAAAATTATCTTGAATATCAGAAGACTCAAAAATTTCCCCATTGAATCTCCAAGGGTTTTCATAACTCATACTAAGAATCTTTATGAGCTATTATTTATCTTCAACCCTAGCAAAGCGATTCTAGCAATAAAAAAGCACCCCTGTCAAGAGGTGCTTAGAATTATGTTATGATTATATCAACGACCGAAATCTGTTCCTTGATTTACTGGTTTGATTTTGTTTTTATTTTCAAGATTCTTACCACCTTGCTGCATAACTTGGGCACGAGTTTGACCTGTTTTTTCTGCTGCAGCACCGCCGCCAGCACCATAGGTTGTTAATCTACCACTGTCATCCTTACTTGCTGGTTTAGCAAATGGTGAAGGAGTGCTAGGAAGTGGTTTAGTTTGTTGATTTGCAAATGGATTAGTATTTGCTCTGGCAGCATTGCTTCTGTCAATTTTATTTTTTGCTGCCATAGCCGCTAAAGCACCACTAGCAAGCACACCTCCAGCAAGTAATGCAGGTGCAATCTCATCAAGAATTTCTTTTTTCCACCCTTCACCCATATTTGCCATAATAGCAAGAGCTGCTTTTTCAGTTTCGGCATAACCCTCATCAAGAAGATGACCCTTGATGATATCAAATATATCAAAGGATTGGGATTGAAGATTTACACCCTTTTTAGCAAGATCAAAACCTGTTGTTGGTTTATTCTCTACTGGTTTAGGGGTTGCAGCAGTTCCCTGTGAGAATTTTGTGGCGGGGTCTGGTGCTTTAAGATTAGATGCTGCTGCGGTCGCTTGTGATGTATTAACAGCGGTTGATGGTGGTGTCTTTAATTGGTCTGATGTAACATTTGCACCTGCCTGTCTCATCTGAGAAGCCGTTTGCATTGCTTTAATATCAGCGACATCTTGTTTAATCTTTGGTTGTGCTGGTGCCGCTGGTTTTGGTGCAGAAGGAGCAGCACTACCACCACGAGCAACATAACGCTCTTTCTCAGCACCTGTAAAGGCACCTGCAGTGAATTTACCAGTTGCCTTATCTAATTTACCTTCTACACCACCTTGCTTGGCAAGAACGACTGAAGAGGCAGCAGGAGCGGTTTTAGTGCCTGCTGGTGGATTCCCTGAACCTGCTGGAGGATTACCTGAACCTGCTGGAGGATTACCTGAACCTGCTGGACGTGTAGGTTTTGATACACCAGCTTTTTGTCTAGCGACTTCCCAAGATTTATCAGTTTCAGCACCTGGTTTAGTGAAGAACTTTGCTGCTCCTGCAGTTACAGCTGGTTTAAGATAATCTGGTTTAGCTGGTGGTTTTTTACCTGTCAAAAGTTGAGTGGCAGATTGTTGTTGTGCAGATTTCATAGCAGGTGTAGAAAATACATCCATTTTTTCATCGATCTTCTCAACATTTTCTACAACTTCTTCTTGTTGAGGAGCATAGACAGCACTATATGCTTCCATCATATTTGCAACTTCATTACCTGTAAGTCTAGACATCTTTTCTTTTATGATTTTTCTATAATTTTATTTATAAAAAAAGAGGGTCCGAAGACCCTCATTTCACATCGTCATTGCATTTACCCAACCATTCTTTGGAATAATCATAATCTCCAAAAAGAAACTCATCGCACTCTGCCGCTTCCTGATATGCGTTCAGGATTTCCTGTTCGCACCATTCATCATAGTTGGAATCCTGAGAAAGTATCTTTGGTAACATTAGATTATGTTAAGTCCTGGTTCTAATAATTTATATCTTTTTCCATCATATGCAACCCCAGAGTAATATTCTGTAGTATTCATAACGGAAAACATATTATATTCTCTACCATCCTCAAATGGAGTTATATCAACTAGATCTCCATAAGTATTTTTCCAGATACTATGATATATTGCACATCCATAAGTTTCATCTTCAGTATCTGTAATCAAATAGTATCCACTTATCTTTTCTCCGCCATAAGTATTCACATAATGATTTACATTATTGTGGCAGTTTGCATCAATACATAATGGTTTTTTAATAACAGGGATCTTCAGTAAAGTAGAAGAAAACTTACAATACTCCTGAAGTTTCATCACACACTCATCTTCAGGTAGTGATACTCTAAATTTTCTCAATTGACCATCCATTTTTTCTCGGTCCTTTTCTGTCATAAAGTATTGCTGCATTCATTGTTGCATAAGAAATACTTTGAGATTTACAAAATTTCTTTAATCCACCAACAATAATATATTCTTTATTTTCTGGAGAAGTGATTTTCCAAGTTTTAGAGTTTGGATTATCTTTTCCAAATTTTGGTGCTCTATTTTGACTTATTTTATTTCTTGTTTCTTGTGAAAGTTTAACACCATATCTTGGATTATTTTTACCAGCAACCTTTTCGCTTATTTTTTTCTTTGCTTCTTCGGTGTGTTTTCTGCCACCAAAACCTATTGTTTTTTGTCCTCCAGGTTTTCCTTCACCACCAAGATTTTGATTTAATAATACACCACCATCACACTCTCTTTTCCAAAGTGCTATGTGTTTTATTTCTAACTCTATTGCTTCTTCTTTAGTAAGACCAGATTTTACAACCCATCTTCTTTCTCTTGGTGGTAATAGATTTGCACCATTACTTCTCAAATGTTTTGCGTGTATTCTTCTTGGTTTCCCATATCCCACATAAAAGGGAGAACCAAAGTCCTCCCTTAAGTAGTAGTAAAGAATATAATTATTCATTTTAAGACTGAACTTACCTATTATTATTTATATAATACACTATTTCAGTCTTAATGTCAATCACAACTGGAACCCAGCAAAAGAGTCTTTGGTAACATCCTGCTTAATACCACCAACAATATATGACTGCACTTGCGTTTGCTGTGGCGCCACTTGAAGACCTTTAGAACTGATCCAATGCTCAGTCCAAGGAAGTGGATTATTTTTCGCAGGAATATCATAAAGTGGTTTGAGTCCAATTGCCTTCATTCTACGATTGGCAATCCACTCGACATATTGCTGAAGAAGTTTATCATTTAAACCAATCATAGAACCATCCTTGAACAGATACTCTGCCCAAAGTTTTTCTTGATTGACAGCATTCTCAAAGGTCTTGTAAAACCATTGCTCTTCTTCTTTGGAGATACGTGCCATCTCAGGGTCATCACCCTCTTTCCATTTGTTCAGAATATTCTGAGTGATAACCAAATGTTGGTTCTCATCACGGGCAATCAGTGAGATGATTTTTGCACTTCCTTCCATAAGCTTGAGTTCGCCAAACGCAAAACTACAAGCGAAGCTGACGTAAAAGCGAATACCTTCAAGAATATTAACGTTTGCAACTGCTCTGAATAGTTTTCTCTTGAGTTCATACCTTGCCTCTTGTGCGTATGGTACTTGTTCTAACGCATGAATCCATTCATTAGTTGAACCATAATGCTGGGCACTGTTGATGAAATCGTTATATGCCTGAGTGACACTCACGGCACGTTCCATAATACGATCCTCTTTCAGAATCGTATCAAAAACTTCAGATGGGTCCGAATAAACATTCTTGATGATATAAGTGTATGAACGGGAGTGGATCATCTCCATAAACTCCCAAACCTTCATACACGCTTCCAGTTCAGGAAGGGAGCAGTATGGAGCAAATGCCATACCAGGACCCCTACCCTGAACTGAGTCCAGCATCACCTGATACTTCAGGTTGCTGGTGAAGATATGCTTTTGCTCTGGGCGTAGCATATGATAGTCGCTACGATCTTTTTGAAGAGAAACCTCTTCGGGTCTCCAGAAGTAACCCAGTTGCTGTGTGGTTAGTTTATCGAAGATTGGGTATTTGTAAGAATCATATCTCTGTATTCCCAGTGGTTGTCCAAAAAACATAGGTTGCTTTTTGGTATCTACTTCCTGAGGATTAAAAACGGTCATTGATTCGACCATTGATTTTTCCTCCAAACCTGTTTTAAATCTTACAAGACTCACAATCTTCCTCCTCCGTGTCTAGAATATCGGAAATTAAGTTATCAAGAGACTGTTTGGTTTCTTCAACCTCATCAGTCTTATGGTCATAAGTATTTTGATAGTAACTGGTTTTCCAGCCGTACTTATATGTAGTTAGAAGGTCCTGTGCCATTACTGAAGTAGGAACTTCATTATCTGGGTAATTTTCTGGATTATAGGACCAGTTTCCAGAAATCGCTTGATCGAAGAATTTTTGCATAACAGCAACAATATGAATATACCCGCGATTGCTAGGCATATCCCACAGCAGCGTATAGTTGTTCTTAAGTGTTTGATACTGGGGAACAATCTGCTTGAGTGGTCCCTTCTTCGACTTCTTAACGGACAAGTATCCGCGAGGTGGTTCGATTCCGTTGGTTGCATTTGACACAACGGAACTGCTCTCCGATGGCATCTGTGCGGACAATGTTGAGTTCCGTACCCCGTATTTGAGTACCTGCTCTCTAAGATGCTCCCAATCATACTTCAATTCGTTAGGTACAATTTCATCAACGTCCTTCTTGTATGTATCAATCGGGAGAATGCCATTGCCATATTTTGTTCGGCTGCTATACTCACAAGCACCTTTTTCTTTCGAAAGATTAACAGTTGCCTGAATTAGGTAATACTGAAATGCTTCGGTAAGTTCATGTACCAGTCTCCAAGCACCAGGATCGTCGTAATGCTCGCCGTGCTTGGCGAGATAGTGTGCCAGACCAATAAACCCTACCCCAAGCGAACGACGTGCCCTGGTGGCGATTTCTGCTGCATTGACGGGGTATCCTTGAAAATCAATAAGTTCATCAAGAGAGCGAACAGCAAGATCGCAAAGCACTTCAAGATCCTCGTTATCCCGAATTTTTCCAACATTAATAGCAGAAAGTATGCATAGAGCAATCTCACCATTTGGGTCATCAATATGTTGAATTGGTTTGGTAGGTAGAGTAATTTCCTGGCACAGATTGCTCATCTCAACCTTATCCATAAAGGATGAGTGAGAGTTACAGTGGTCAATGTTCATAATGTACAAACGACCTGTTTCTGCTCTCTCTTTCAGGAGGTCCAAAAAGAGTTCTTGAGCTCCGATAGTTTTTCTTGGAATAGACTCATCTCGTTCATAACGAACATACAACTCGTCAAATCCATCAGTACCAAAAGCATCATACAAGCCAGGAACGGCGTGGGGAGAGAAGAGAGAAATCTCTTCGTTGCGGATGAAGCGTTCATAGAACAGTTTGGAGATTTGGATACTATAGTCTAACTTACGAACACGATTATCTTCGGTTCCTTTATTATTTTTCAATACTAGAATATCTTCTATTTCTTGGTGCCAGATTGGAAAATGGACAGTTGCTGATCCACCTCTGATGCCATTTTGAGTGCAGCATCGGACAGTTGCTTCAAACTTTTTGAGGAAAGGGACAACACCTGTGTGCTGAACTTCTCCGCCTCTGATTTTGCTGTTGATGCCACGGATGCGACCCGCGTTGATGCCGATACCCGCCCTTTGTGCAACATATCTGCCGATAGCCATATCAGAACTAAAGATGCTATCGAGGGTGTCATCAACATCAACAAGAACACAGCTAGCATATTGTCGAAGTGGAGTTCGCACTCCCGCCATGATAGGTGTGGGAATGTTGATTTTGTGCTTGGAGATTGCGTCATAGTACTTCCTCACGTAGTCTAAACGTGTTTCTTTTGGATACTTTGAAAAAATAGTAGCAGCAATCAAAAGGTACATAAACTGTGGCGTTTCATAAAGTTCGTTAGAACTTCTGTCTTGCACGAGGTACTTATCAACAACTTGACGTAAACCTGCGTAAGTAAACAGATAGTCACGACTATGATCAATAAACGACTCAAGTTTATCAAACTCTTCATCGGTATACAGGTCAAGAATTTCTGCGTCATAGACGCCTCTACCAACGGCACGAAGGACATGCTGCTTAACTGTGGGACAATCGTGCATACGACCAAATAACTGCTTGCGAAGAGCAAATAAAAGCAGACGGGCAGCAACGAACTGATAATTAGGATGCTCAAGATCAATTAGGTCGCTAGCAGAACGAATCAAAATTTCTTGAATCTCTGCCGTTGTAATACCATCATAAAATTGAATACCAGACTGCATTTCAACTTGTGATGCAGATACCCCAGCAAGGTCTCTACATGCTTCTTCTACCATCAAATGTAGTTTATTTAACTCAAGGCTTTCGACTGACCCATTTCTCTTAATAACTTTTGTTCCGTTGCTCATACTTTCTTCCACTCGTTAAACTTTACTTTTGCCTCTAAGCCTTTGTATGTATGTGATTTTAACACATCCATAACCTGATGTCCAGTCAGGACCATATCATTAATATCTTTTTCAGTAATTGACCTTGGCCAGATTACTACTTTCTCACCTCTATCGATGAGTTTAGAGATCCTGTTGCAGATTTCTTTGTTCCTAGGTTCATTATCAAGAACGTACACAATATCGTTGCCCAAATTAAGACTATCGAGTAAAATATCCGATCCACACATTGCGATGGCATTTTCGACAAACGTTGAATCAAAGGGACCTTCTGTGACGTAGATTGTTTCATTTTTCTTTACTCCTTCTAATCCATAGACTTTGGGGATACTATCGTCTAAAATCACTGTAATATATTTAACCTTGCTGAATCCTAAAGCACGACCCTGAAATCCAAAAATGTTACCATCTGATGCACAAAGAGGAATAACTATTCTCGATTCCTCATATTCTAAACTTTTTTGATCAAAAGTTTGAACTTGAGTATTTGTCCATTCTTTAAACTTTTCTGCAAAGTAAAATCTATTTGGATCTAATCTTCTGTCTGTTAGATACTTTTTTGCGGTTTCATTCTCTGTTGCTTTTGGTAGATTCAATTTTTGCTTAAAGACTGGTTTTGTAAATTCAAACTTGGGTTCTTCCACCACAAAGTTTTTACCAGTATGCCCCTCTTTGAACTTCTCTAAAGTGTATTGTTTATGAAGTGTAGGGTCTATCTCTTTCAGAAAGTTGCTGAATGATAAACTAGTACCACAATTATGACACTTAAAATTTGTATTATTCTTTACTGGATAGATATATCCTCTTGTTTTGTTCTTGTTTTTTTGAGAGTCTCCGCAAATAGGGCAGCGAAAGTTGTAGAGATCTGCTTTAACCCTTTTGAATTTTTGAAGACGAGAAGATACAAGTCCAATGTACTTGGAATCAATCAAATCCATTATGAAAGTACTTTACTTTGCTCTCTCTATTGTAACCTGAGATGGTGAGCGTGTCAAGAAAGAAACTGCTGGAGGAGCAAATTTAATAAAAATAGCAATGACTGCTAAACCACCTAATACTTGCCATCTAAATTTTGAAATACCTTCTACCTTTTCTTCAACCTTTTCTATTCTTTCACCAAGTTCTTTACTAATTGCTTCGTGTTGCTCTTTTGATGATACTTTAATATCCTCAATCATCTTTACGATAATATTGTCTGTTCGGTTACACTGTTCAATCTTTTCATTATGGACAGCAAGCATTTGACTGATATTTTGACTAGTCTCACCAATCTTTTGAATTGCAGTATCAATTCTCTCCATCATTTGCTCATAAACATTAATGCGTTCTTCGAGCAGTGCTATTTTTGTTTCAGTAGATGATGGATTAAACATAGTTCTAATTATTGTGGTTTTGTCCAGCGATTACGAGAACCTAAACCTAAGTAAATATTTTTTTTCTTTTTGCGGAATACTGGTGGTTGGTCTGGTGGAAGACCTGCAATATTTCCACTAGAGGCATTATTTGTTGGAGCAGCAGGAGGAGCGGCAGCACCTTCTTGCTCCTTAATAAACCTAACTGTAGCAATTAATTTATCTAGTTTATCCATTAGATTGCTTGCAATTGTTCTAGACATTCACGATCTTCTTCAATTTCGTGAATTTGTGTTCTAGGATATTCTGGCAATCTATTCAGAAAAAGAAGAAAACTTTTAATAGATGGCCAGAGATCACTCTCCAAATTATAAAATAATAAAGGAACTGCAGCATCATTAAAGACATTGAACAGAATCGTTAGGTGATTCAGAATCAGATGAATCTTCAATTCGCCGCAGCTTTTATATCTTTTTAATAATCGTTTTACATAACGAATTCGTTTCAAATCTGACTCAAAATCTTCCATCGTTACCGATTGAGGATTATCGTAAAATTTTATAGCAAATAACAAATAATTATTTTCATTCAATTCATCAAATCTCATACCATATTATCAGCTATCTGGATATCTTGAATCGTCGTCAGCGTCACCAGTGATGGTACTTCCAGCAACTAGAGTTTCAGACTTAACTCTGAAATTGCCGTGGTTATCAACATAAGTTGTAACACCAACCCAACCAGCGTGTGCTACAGCATAAGCAGCATTTTTACCACCAACGGCAGTTGCGGCAGCTACAGTGGCTTCAGTCGTACCAACACCAAATACAGCAGAGAATCTATTTGATTTTACATCAGGAGCAAAATATTGACCATCTTCAAGAGTATACTTTGGCTTTTCAGTTACAGTATATGCTGCACCGGCAATTGCACCATTAAGTGGAATTAAGAACTGTGTTGAACCAATTGATAGTAATCTTTCTGAAGTTACTCCAGTAATTACTGCCTGCCCGTAAGTTGCTCCAGCACCAACTACTATGATATCTCCCGTGGAAATTCCAGCAGTAGTAAAACTGGTTCCACTTCCAGTGACTGTTTCAGCGGAAAGATTGATTGTTATAGTTCCCGTAAGACCCGTACTAAAAGAATCTTTATTGCCCCAAAGAGACATATGCTTTACCTAATAAATTTCTTTTTCTAGTAATATTTATAAAAAAAGGAGACCTTTACTTTTGGTCTCCTTTACATGTCTCAGGGAGTTAAATCTTTAGCACCTTTATTCTTCAGTTGTCCTTGGACTTGTAAAAGAATAAGTGAAAGAATACCGTTTGATTTTACCTTTGGGTTTGCTCCAAGTGCTTCCGAAACTGCAAAAAGAACAGTTGCGATAAGAGCCTGATTTGCTAAACACCAAGCGACTAATGCCGACATAATGACCTCCGTGTGAAGAGTATCCTGTCCTATTTAGGAATCAGTCTCTTGGAGAATGCATCATATCCTGTGCTCTTTGAGCAGAAGCACGACGAGCAGCTACTTTTTGAGCAGGAGAATGAGGACCGCCATACTCACCAGCAGCAGGTGGCTTCTTACCTGGCTCCTTTTTCTGCTGACCCTTTGGAGTTCCTTGCATTTTACGCATAGACCCCTTTACAATCTCAAGTGCTTTATCTCTAGGAGCTCT